AATTGAGGAAACGCCCGCCCCACATCGATTTTCTTGTTATTTGTGTTTCCTGAACGACCCCGCCTAGGTCGCCAGACTTACGGACAGCAGTGTCGTCTTCTAATTCATCGACACGCTTTCCAAACTCGTCTACATTGCCCTTAATTCCTTTAATTTCCTCTTGTGCGGAAGCAATGCTCTTTTGTAGTTCTGCCATTTTGTCATTTAGTGACTTTACGGTTGCCACCAAGTCTCCAAGTGCTGAAGCAACTGTATTTTGAACCTCATCAATAGATTCTTGTACTGTATCAACAGCCTTTGCTAAATCAGCAGGTGCTTCTTCAGCAGGAGTGGCGGCATCTTGTGCTGGGGCTTCTGTTTCTTCAGCAGGTGCTGCTTCTTCAGCAGGTGCTGCTTCTTCAGCAGGTGCTGCTTCAGCAGGTACTGCTTCTTCAGCAGGTGCTACTTCAACAGGTGCTGTTTCTTCAGCAGATACTGTTTCTACAACAGTGGCTGCTTCTTCAGTTCCCTCAGACTTTACAATGTTTTCTTCAGCAACAATTGCTGGTTCTACATTTTCTTTTGCCATTATATTCCCCTCCTTATCAGGATTTTCAGCCTTGGTTACTTTATCACCAAGTCTATTTTTCTGTGATTCAATTAATCCTTTTACCACAGAATTCTTTTCGGTATCATTAGATTCAACAAAGCCTATATTTATCATGCCTTTATCGCATGATGGGCAACATGAATCTTCGTCTTGAGAAAGTCTAACGATGGAATCAGATTCGCACCAATAAACATTTTCAAGATCTACCTTACTAATAATACCATCAAATTTATTTTGTCCATCAGCCATTTTTTCAATTGAAATAATATTTGCAAATTGATTGGCTGGATTGTCTACTAACGAAAGTTCGTGGAGTTCATAGTCTTTAATAACACGAATTGACTTATCCATCTCGGCATTGTATACCTGGTCAGATTCTTTAATACTACCACCAATAGAAAAGCCAGAAAGAGTGCCATCAAGGACCTTTTCCCAAGTATCTTGAGCACCTTTAGAAATATATGCATTTACAAAAACTCCATTATAAAATTTGTCTTCTTCTTGATTATAAAACTTGTCTGATTTAAATGACATTACCCTGCCGACTGCAATAGGCATGTGCATTTCACGAAGGTTTCCTCTGAATCTCTCAAAGGCTTTTACACTTACATCTGTTGGAACAATGTCTGACTGCTTGTCAATATTGTCCAATGTAGCAAACCCAGAAACGGTACGTTTCTCTTTGTCGATTTTTGCAATTGGCATCGATAACTTAATGTTATTTTCTTCTGAGTGCCAAAATGCTTTGGATAAATTAGTCATGCTACCTCTATTATAATAAGTGTTTATAGGTACTTTATAATATTATAACAAATTATTGTTGAGATCGACCTTCACCCTGTGGATTTCTCCCAGTAGTGGTTGAGGCTGAGTCAGACGCATTGTTAGTTCTCTCTTGGTCCCTATTTCTATTTCCAGTTGATTGTGCTACCTGTTCAGCCCTTGCTTGTGCCCCTAATACTATAGGTTCAGATCCGCCTGGTCTTACTGGGTAGTTCAATCTTTCACGAACTTCATTTGGGACAAGAACCTGCATACGCAAGTATCTCTCATCTATTTGACTTTGAGTTTGCTCATCTGTCAATGTTAGTTCGTTAAATTTAAGGGAAAGCATATCTGTCTTTTCTTTAACAATCTTGTTAATAGTTTTTTCCAGATTTCTTTGTGCTGGTCTTGCAACCTGCTCCTTAAATGTTCTATCTGCCACCAATGCTGATGCGATAGAAATTCCTGCACCACCGCCAACCTTTGAATATGGAACTTGATGAGCCATCAAGATATCATCACGGTTTGCTTTTCGATATCTATCAAATGATCCATCTTGAATACCATTCTCAATAGGTTCTAATTTAAAATCTACTTTATTATCTGGTCCATCTCCAGGAAGAGGGATGTAAAGAGTTCTATGATTTTGACCTTTTAAGCCTGCTTGCATAAATCTAAAGAATTTATCCTCTGCATCTGAACTGAGTTTGGCACCTTTAACTATTGCAATGTATCTAGGAACTGCCTTATTTTCAAAATAGTCAACATTATACTTGGCTGCAAGTTCATTTCCAACCATAGATGTTGCTGATGCCACTGTATCTGGAACTCCATAATAAGAGTTCTTTGGGGAATACTTTTTGATATGGATTAGTTCGTTTGGTCTATTATCGCTTGTAACAGGGTTAATATTTTTTTGTTCTTGGAAGTTTCTAAAATATACTACCTTTTGATTTACTATTTGAATATACCCGTCACGCATACGGCGTACACGAATTGTGGTTGCTGGGATATGACCAATATAACCAATATCTCCATTAATCTTTCTACCTATTTCAATATATCCATTTCCTACTGTTTCAACATCTGTGTATACCTTTTCTAATACGTGAGTAAAAGTATCTTCATCATTTAAACTTTCTACCCAGTCTGTTAGGTCTGATTTTGCTCTTTGTATTTTTCTTTGTGCTCTCATTAAAGAAGTGTCATCTGGTGCCTCTTCTAATTTAGCAACTGTAGAATCTGTCATATTAAATGAATATCCAAGGCCTACGATGTTAGCAACCTTTGCTTGAATAGCAGCATGGTTAGCAAATGAGTTTTCATAAAAATAAGCCAACTCGTCCAAGTTGTATGGTGGCAATACGACATCAAAAAGTCCGTAGGCCGTAACCATATCCATTTCTGGGAATAGTTGTTTTGATCTAGTATCATCAACACCCATAAATGCTTTATTTACTGTTCTAGAAATTTTACGTTTAAAGTTTTGATGTATGCCATCATAAGACTTAATAAGTTCTCCATCAATATTAAATGGGTCTACCTTTTCTTTTTTTTCTACTTTATCAAGATTATCAATCTTGGCTATTGATCCGTTATCTTCCATGTTTTCTCATTCCTTCTTGGGCAAGCATCCATGCTCCAATATCTGTTTCGCTAGGAATTAATCCTTCTTTCATTCTAGTAATTTGATTCTCATGTTCTTGATCTGAAACTCTATTGACTCCAGCCATAAATTGTACCTTTCCTGGTGGTGCATTATAGTGTTGGGCAGCCTGTCTTATTTTTGACATCTTTTCTAAGTCATATGGTCTACCAGGTATATTCATAATGTTTCCATTGCCATCGCCAAAAGGCTTACTATCTTGATCGCACATCCACACATATATGCCCCAGTCAGACTGTTTTTCTATCACAGTTATCTTTGGCTTACCACCATTTTTTAATTTTCTTGGATTCATGTCAACAAGTATACCATATTATACTGGTTTTACAATAATTGTGTCCCACACTACGTCAGAAATTAAATCAACACCATCAGAATTTAACTCTACTACAGCATTATCTTCTGAAACTATACTTGAATTGCCCAAATAAGATGACATTATTGCATTTCCGTCTATTGTGTAGGTTATATAGTTAGTTAATGAGTATACAGAAGACCAGTTTAATGGAAGCCAGTCTTCCCATTGATACTGGATATATACTGAACCATCCTCTGTTATAACCTCTGCCGTTCTTATGTCTTGCCAGGATCTTGCATCTACACTTTGTCCAAGTATGTCGGTTGACTTTTCATACACAGCAAAGTTGTTGTATAAAAATCCTTCATAAAATTCTAACTGTCCTGAAGTTGAATTTAATATAATTGTGTCCCCAAATGAAACTATGATAGATGTCCATATTAGTGGCTCCACTATTGGGTTTTTGATAATTTGTCCATTTTGATAAAAAACTGTAAATGGATTCTCTAAACCAGTCTCTGAGTCAAATACTCTTACTAGTCCACGTTGTCCATCATCTATTGGTTCTAAATAAAAATCATAAGATCTATCTTGTGTTGATACTCTTGCTATCTTTTTAACAGAGTCAATAGTTAAATCTTTATTATACATACCCCAAAATTGAAATCCACCTAGTGAATAGTCTTGAACCTTTTTAGAATTTATAGGTATAGAAATACCTCTTGTACTATTTGAAGGGTATGGCAAAATTGATATTCCAGAATCTGAAGTTAAATATAGGTAAGGGGTAGAGTCTTTATATATAGCAAATGGGTTCTTTTCTTTATAAGAGTATGATCTTTCATATCTAGTTATAGGGTATATCTTATTTCCAGTCCTAGTGTTTATTTCAAAGAAGTTGTTTTCATCAGATACTATTGAAGATAGGCTCATTCTTTTAATTCTAATAGGCTTTGTATTTACCCCCTTTGATTTTATTTCTAAATGTATGTTTATATAATAGTTTGAAAAGTCTACTAGTTCTTTAGGTGGAAATATTATTGTGCCATCGGCTATCTCAAATTTTGTATTAATAACATCTACAGTATTGTCAAAATCAATAACCTTGGTAGAAGATAGTTTCTCTATATTTGAATAATTTGAGTATGATACAAGTCCTACCTCGTCTATATTTTGAAGTGTCATATAGGCTTTAACATTTATATCATCATAGTAAGAAGGGCTTGAAGATGGGTCTGTAAGAATTTGAGAAGGGTATTCTAGGTTAAACTGAATCATGTCTAGATCATAGTATTCTAATCCACTTTTATCTTTTACTCTTTTTCCAAAATAAGATAATGGAAGAGAGTCTTCCCAATACCCTGCAGAACTAACATCTAGGATCAAAGAAGAAGAGTCTACTACTGGCTTAAGGGTATAATTTCCAACATAACTAAAGTATTCTGGTGGGGTTTCAGGGTTAGCAAATCCATTAGAATCAAAATACGATCCCATATCTTTTTGATTAAAAAAACTGTTATTAAATGTTAAACTATAAAATTTTCCTAAAAATGTAGAAGTAGAGTATCCCATAAAACTTAATGATATGTTTTTTGGATTAGAGAAAAAATTTCCTATGATGTTGGAATAGTTAATGTTTAATTTATCAATGTCTATTCCTGCAGCAAATTTAGAACTTGCTGAAACTGACTCAGTATTTAATAGTATATCGTTATATAAGTATTTTAATCCACTTGAGTCTATGGTTATTTTTAAGTTGTTATTGTTCAAAGAATTGTAAAAATACATAAGAGTTTGAGGTGTAGCATCTAGGCTTGTTGGGGCTTCAAATACTCCATGTATGGAGGCCACCCTATCTGATATTGGATTTATTGAATCAAACTCTAAAGATCCATCTATATTAAGGTATGCATTATTTGGTCTAATCTTTAAAAATGGATAATCAATATTACTTTGAATTAAAAAGTTATCTGTATATATGTCTGAAACTTCTTCTGTAATTACTCCAGACCATGATTGTGCTATCCAATCTATCCAATCTTGCTGATCAAACTCAGTCCATGTTCTTGGATTTGCAGATGATGTAAAAACTGTTTCCTCTCCAAGAAATCTAAAATTTGGAAGTTCATATTCTTTAACACCTATATATTTTGAATTAGAATCTAGATTATTAAAGTATCCAGAGTTCCACGGATTCATATCTGGATAATTTATTGTAGATGCATAATTAGCAAATGGAAAATCGATAGGAAGAAATTCTCCTAAAAAGTTATTAGATACTGCTTCAATATTTTGAACTCCCTGTGCATAGATAAACCTTCTTTTTGCAACTTGATCTGGAACAACGTATGGATATATTGCTAAACAGTCTATTTCAAAAGGTTTTATGTCCTCATGACCATAAAAACCTATCCAATCATAATTATTTCTTGCAAAATTAATATTTGATATGTCTATGTCTAATTCAATAACAACGTCTCCATTTATTAATACACTAACTATATTAGGAGTATACCTAATATCGATAAGCATTGGTCTATACCATTTACCTACAAAATAAGACTTACTATATTTTCCAACCTTTAAAGTTAAAAATTCATAGTCAACATATAGGCCATCTTTTGATGATAGTGGCCCAAATATTTTTGTTTCATCAGTTAAACCTGGATTAAGTCTCATCCAAAATTCTGCAGTTATATTTGAGTATTGTCCATTCTTATTTAAAAATCCTTTACCTGGAAAAATTGCAGCAGGCATTTCTGGAGTAACTGGTGCAACTATCTCAGTTATATTTCCAGCACCATATATCATTGGCAAATTATTATTATGAGCAAGCATTCTGTTTCCATCTATAACAAAGTATCCAGTGTCTGAATCGTTAAAGCCATAAGCATCTATTGGAAAAATTTTAACTGGAACGTCTGGAATTAAATCAGTAATATCATTAATTTGCAAAAGAGAGCCTAGAGTTCCAGAACTTATGCCTGTGTATAATTCAGGCCAGTGTCCTACTGAAACTCCGTTAATCATTACGTCATAATCTGGAAGAGATCCTCCAGGAAGATAATTAATCTTTATAAATGGCCTAGCGTTTGTTATTCCAGATGGTATTGTTGACCTATATTCAAATTTTTGCCATGATCCCAGTCCAGCAGAATTATAAATTGTTTTATCTACACTTCCATTAGAATATATAAATCCTATTTCATAATTGTCTATTAAATCTCCATAGGCGTAGGCAAATGCTGTTACTGATATTGTTTCTTTTTCTGAATCAAAAGAAGATACTGGTATTGCTGTTGGTCTTATCTCTGTATAAGATACACTTGCAGATGAAGTTTTTCTTAATACACCCTTTGGCTCTTGACGTAGTGGAATAGCCCTAGGTGAAATATATGAGTTTGTCCATTCTCCGTGGCCATTAATTATTGTCCAGTTTTCTACATCTATAGTTTCTGGAGACAAAAGAGAATAAAAATATGCTTCATCATCTAATGACCATAGTGCTATTGGATGTTCTGCAAATACTCTAGAAGCATAAAGATTAGAGAAATTGTACATTTTGACCTCTAGTCTATTTTAGCATGTTGCTATTTGGTAATATCAACTATTTCGCATACCCCAGCAACGCATGAAAGTTCTTGCGTTCCAGTGGTTCCGTCTTCTTTTTCGTAAATTGAAAGCATTTCCCATTGAATATTAGAAGGAGACTTCTTTACCCATTCTTCATACTCATCTTTAGAAATTTCTTGATATGGGGCTTGCTTATAAGTATGCTCACTCGCTGGTAAGAAAGATACACCACCAATTGAATCAAAGTTATCAAAAACCCATGCACCTACTCTTAGCCATTCATTTTCGTGGACATTAATTGTAACGCTAGGGTTATGTTCTGTCCAGTAAGTTCTATAAATCTTCCACATTTCCAAATGATCTATGGCTGTTAAATCTTTTGTTATTATTGCATTCTTTGGAGCCTTTTGAGGAAAGTAAAATACTGTTGTTTCATCAGGCTTCATTACATCTGGTTCATTTGGAACTCCTGAATCTTTTAAGAATTGTGTTAATGGATCATTGTTTGACCCACGTACGCTTCTAATATAATATTCTGAATACCACGGATGAATTCCGCTAGACACCCCGACCAGTTGACTTACAGTGCCAGAAGGCTTAACACAAGTAATTGATACAGAAGGGTTTATATTTAATTTCTTTGCTTCGTGATCATTAACCCTAACTGATTCTAATCTCATATCAGTCAACAACTGCTCTAATGCTTTACCTGCTGTTGAAGTTATCTTGTTACCGTATATTCCAGTTAAAGATACTCCTAGCAATCTTTCTTCTTCACAATTATCTTTCCATGTTTTACGAAGATATTTAAAATTAGTTAATGTTGATTGCCAAGTTCCAAGAATTGTAGCAAGTTTAACTTTTTCCATTAAATCTTCTCTTGTATCTTCTGCAGAAATAACTACCTCTGTTAAATTACAAAATTCATTAGGACGAAGTATGATTTCTCCACAAGGATTTGTTCCAGAAACTAAAGAAGCATCTCTTCTTCCAAACGATTCTACGTGCTTACGCACTGAATCAATATTATAAATTCCTCTTTCTCCAGATTTTGATTCATAGAGATTTCTCCATTCACGCAAGAATTGTGCAGTGTTTGGCTTGGCATTATAAACTGCTGAGTTATTTGCTAAAGATCTTTGTGCCTGAGTTTCCCACCAAGATCCACTCTTTGCTTTTGCCATTTCAAAATCATCAAGATTAGAAAGACTTATCAAAGCACTACGGCGTACTCCACCAACTACAACTACTTCTCCAACCTTACACATTAAGTCATGTGCTTCAATTGGTTTTAATCTACGGCCTGCAGCGTTTCTAAAAGTATCTGTTGTGAATGTAAATAATGCACTAAGCGGTCCAGGTCCAGAAGCACGTCCACCAAAAGTTTTTAGTCTTGCTCCAGCAGGACGTACTTTTGACATATCCCATTCTGGAATTTGACCTTGTGACAATAGTGCAATTAATTCTTTAAATGCTTTTGCCCATCCAAGTTTAGAATCTTCTACAACAATGGTTGTTGCTGTTTGATTAAATGATTCTGAAATTATTGGAAGTTCATCAACATATTTTGATTCTACAGAAAATCCTACTCCAGTACCATTCATTAATACATACATTGCTTCATCAAAAGCACGCAGACTGTCTACTGCAATAAAAGAACAATTGTATGCCGCAATGTGGTCACGCTCTAGGGCTGGACCTGCTGTCATCAATGCTCTCATTGAAGGCATAATTTTATGATTTAAGATTGATTCTTTAACTTCGTCAAAAATTTTAGCATTTGGACTATAGCCATAGTTTAATACCAGATGGTCTTTCATAAAGTTTATATATCGCTCTACTGTTTCTACCCAGGTTTCCCTACGGTTTTTGCTTTCTATCCACCTTGCATATCTTGAGATATGAATAAAGTTTTTGTATGGATCTGTAATTGACCCGTTTTCGTTAATAAATGACATTAGTAATACAACTCCTGATTGTTTGATTTGTGAGATAATAGTATTCTACACTACTTTAAGAGGTGCGTCAAATGTTGTTATCAGCCAAAGAGGTTCACTTTTATAACGATTTATCAAACCAAGGATTAGTGAAAAAAATCACATGTCCTTTTGGTGAAGACGATGTTATTGTTACAAAAGTAAATGAGTTAGATGAGGTTTACTTTGAGTGCATAACCTGTGATTCTAGTTTTAATCCAGGAATAAATATTATTCAAAATATTAAATTATCTATTGACAAATTTAAATCTAACCTATAAAATTAAAGGGTGGATGGGAAGGGAATAGATTAAATATAATAATAATTAAATAATAATATTATTAAATATATTTAAAGATATACACATATACACCAATAGCACATAATATAATAAATGTCAAATATAACAATTGTTTATAAATAGTTGATTTTCTGGAATAAAAGGGTTATACTAGTAAGGTATCTAAAAATGGCTTCTTCAAGGAGGTAACTTATGAAGAAAGTATTATTAGCATTAATGTTATTTATTGTTGTTGGAACGTATATTAATAGACTGGATAGATCGTATATTCAATACCCCGCAGAACCGTTAGTGGTCGTCCCCGAAGGACAGACCACTTCAAGTGTTTTAGGGGCCGTACAGACCGCCAGAGAGGCTTATAGCACTACTGCAGCAAGATCTAGGGCAGTCTTTGAAAACCCTAAATCAAATAAGGCTATTGCAGCATATCAAGAGTATTTAAAAGATATAGTTCCAGACCAAGAAGAAACTTGTTATTTTAATATTATTGATAGAGAAAGTGATTGGAACCCTCTTGCTCAAAATCCAACATCTACAGCATTTGGAATAGGTCAATTCTTAAATAGTACTTGGGGATTGGTAGATTCTAAAAAGACTAAAAACCCATATGATCAAATTGATGCAATGGTCGTATATGTTAAATTAATTTATGGTGATGGATGTAATGCCTGGCACTTTAAAAGTCAACGTGGCTGGTATTAAAGTTCTTTAATTTCTTTATAAACATTGTCCCAATCATTTCCACGGCTTTCCATTGTGTGAAATTCTTTAACTAGTTTATAATTGTTTTGTCTTTCTATATTTCTTGTTTTAGGATTCTTTAATTCTTCTAAATGAGATAGCCATTGATCTTCAGTTTTTGCTACCCTTCCTATTCCGTACTCACTGTATAGGTATGAGTACTCTTCCATATCTTCTGCAATAAATGGAACTCCTGCAGCAGCATATTCTAAACCTTTGATAAATGACTTAGCCCGATTAAATTCAACTTCTCTAAGTGGTACCAATCCTATATCAAGTCTATTAAATAATTCACCATAAGTAAGAATTGGTTTCATTGGTTGAGAAGAATAACTCTTTACTGGAATACTCATTTGTTCTTGAACTGTTGGAGCATTTAAAATAGCACCAGAGTGATGAAATCTTAAATTATTTTTTTCAATAAAGTTACCAACAAATGGGCTAAGTGTTTCTAAGTCACCAGATCGCCAAGGTGTTGCACCTACCCAACCAACTGTAGGAAAAGCACCAGACTTATCTTTTCTCATTTTAAAATATTCTA